TGATTATTTTTATTATACATCAGTTTAGAGGTTTACACAAACTTTGGGATTGCCCCGGTAGGGGCGAACATTCCGTTTTTTTAATCAATTTTCAGTTCTTTTTTTAATACTTTGATGCCCTCAACAACGGCATCAACTCTATTGCATTGCAAAACATCTGCACATTTTTGAATATCGTCAATCTCATTTTTTGACATTCTAAACCCTATTTTTTTAGTGCGTGGGTTTGTTGTTGGTCTACCCATTTTTTTTGAGGTATTTATAAAAAATTCCTCCTTTACTCTTGCCTTTTTATATGATATAATAATTTTGCAAATAGGGGGTGGTGGCAAGTACCACCCGAATTTGTGTTTTTGGTTGCCTTGCTTATTTAAGCAGGGCTTTTTTTAATCTTCTAATGTTTTCTGAAGATTTGCGGCAACTTTTTCAAGCTTTTCTTTTTCCTTGCAATCTGCAAGGGTTTCAAGAACTTCGTTGATGTCATCTAAAACAAATCTTACAAAGCCGTTAAATTGTTTATCTGTCATTCCCATATCAACCATATTTATTCTCCTTTCTGACACTTGCCGTCTTACTTGCTCGGATGTTGTCCCTTGCTGTAACTATATAATAACATATGGTCGACCAAATGTCAAGGGCTTTTTTTGTAATTTTAAAAAAATTTTTTGAATATGCCAAAATATAAGTATTTAAGCCAATTTTTAAGGCTTTATTTTTTTGCGTTGAGCTAAGGGCTTGACACTTTTTATTATGTTATTGTAGTGTGGTGCTCTGACCTGTTTCCGTCAAGGTACTTCCGAAGGGGCAGGGGGCGTGCGGGGCGAACGAGGCGCGATTCTTCTTCCGATAGGGGTAAAAAATTTTTGTGGGTTTCGTTACGAAAGTTAATAGTTTTTAATAGCAAATAGTACGAAATAATACTTTTTTAAATGTTATAATATTAATAAAAACGGAAGTGCGTGAGGGGAGGAATGTTAATGCGTAATGATGAGGATGTAAAGCAGGATTTGATTGCTGCTGTTAATGCCAAAACTAACAGCATTGACATTCCCTGTCGTGTTGAGGTAATTGCCGGGATTTTCAACCTCAGCGTAAGGCGCATACAACAGCTTACGCAAGAAGGTGTGCTGCCAACTGCTGATGTAACGGTAAACGGCAGAAAAACAAGGCGGTATTTGCTGATTGACACTATAAAGAGGTATACAACATATCTATCAGATAAGGCAAATGGCAAAGATGGCTCTGACAGAATGAATAAACTTAAGGAGCAGAAGCTTGAAGCGGAAATTGCTCTTAAAGAAACACAGGGAGAACTGCATGGCATAAAAAAAGATATTGCTATTGGCAGATATATAGACCTTGAAACAGTGGAGCTTGACTATATCAATTTTTTTATTGTATTTAAAAAGTTTTGCTTGTCGATACCTAGCAGGCTAGCAGGCAGAATTAGAGGCAGCCTTGACCCTATAGAGGTCAGGGCGATTGAAAAGGACCTTAATGACGAAATAGTATCTATGCTTAATGGATTTGTGGTTGCAGGCGTGAGTGATACGGAAACAGGTGGGGCTATTGGCTAGGGTTAGAAAGTACAAAGTTACCGAATACCAGAAAAAAGCTTTACAGTTTTTAAAGCCACCTGAACAATTAACGGTGTCACAATGGGCTGAAAAATACAGAGTGCTTGACAGCAAGACAGCAGCTATACCAGGTCACTGGCGTAATGCTCAGACACCATACCTTGTTGATATAATGGATGAGCTGAACAATTACGAAACAGAGGAAATAATATTTGTAAAACCTACACAGGTGGGTGGTACAGAAGCATTGCATAATATGGTGGGTTATGTTATACAGCAAGACCCGTCACCTGCGATGATTGTATACCCTACAGAGGCACTTGCTAAGAATGTATCGGAGAACAGGCTTGAACCGATGATATTATCGGCACAGCCTCTTTTGCAAAGGTATAAAAAGAATGAATCTGACAGATATGAGCTACAATTTGACGGTATGTATTTATGTCTTGAGGGTTCAAATTCTCCGTCAAGGCTTGCTAGTAAGCCTATAAAATACTTGTTTCTTGATGAGGTGGATAAGTACCCAGGGGCAAGTAAAAAAGAGGCGGACCCGATAAGCCTTGCAAAGGAGAGAACAAAGACCTTTCACAACAAAAAAATATTTATGACAAGCACACCTACCTTGAAAACAGGGCATATTTGGAAAGCAAAGGAGGATGCCGATATTGAAAAGCATTACTTTGTACCCTGTGTGCATTGTGGAGAGTATATAGAGCTGAAATTCAGCCAGATAAAATTTCCTGAAAAGGAGGAGGGCTTATCCTATACCGACAGAGCAGAATGTGCTGTGTACGTGTGTCAGGAGTGTGGTTGCCTTATAAATGACCACGAAAAGTCACAAATGCTTAAAATGGGAAGGTGGCAGGTAGTAAAACAGAATACTAAGTACACAAAGGTGGTTGCTTACTGGATGAATACGCTGTATTCGCCCTTTGTGAGATTTGCCGACATTGCAAGGGAGTTTTTATATACAAAGGATGACCCGGACAGATTTCAGAACTTTGTGAACAGTTGGCTTGCTGAACCATGGGAAGATACTAAGCTTAAAACAAGCGCTGACCTTGTAATGGAAAGGCAGACGGATATTGAACAGGCGATTGTGCCTGATTGGGCTAAGCTATTGACAGGTGGTGTTGATGTACAGGAAAATTGTTTGTACTGGACAATACGCGCCTGGGGTGATTACCTTACAAGCCAGAATATAGCACATGGACAGGCACTTTCCTTTGCAGAAATTGAAAATGTGATGAACCTTGAATATCTAAGGCAAGACGGCAGTGGAATGGTTGTAGACCTTGCCCTTATAGATTCAGGTAATGATACTGACAGGGTATATGATTTTTGTTCCGATTGTTCTGATTGGGCTTTACCTGTAAAAGGTTCATCGGGCAATATGCTCTCACATTATAAGATAAGTAAAATAAACAAAACAGGCAGTAGAGCTTATGGTATGAACCTTATACTTGTTGACACAGGAAAGTACAAGGATATGATTGCAGGCCGTATGCGAAAGAAAAACGGCACAGGCTCTTGGATGGTATACAAGGACTGTGACAGAGAGTATGCCGAGCAGGTAACGGCAGAACATAAGGTAAACAGAAAAAATGGCAAAAAGACCGAGCAGGTATGGGTGGTTAAAACTACCAGAGCAGATAACCACTATCTTGACTGTGAGGTTTACTCTATGGCGGCTGCTGATATGCTTGGAGTAAGAACTCTGCATTTACAGATAACAGATAGTAATGTTAATGAACATAAACCGGTAGAAACCTCACCAGAGGAAAACTGGATTGAAAAGAATGAAAACTGGATTTCGGGGTGATTGCTTATGGAAAATAAATATACGCCACAGCAAATGCTGACAGAGGTAAATAATGCTATATGCGCTGTGCTTGTAGGCGGACAAAGCTATAAGATTGGTACAAGACAGCTTACAAGGGCAGACCTTGGGCTTCTTAAAACAATGAGAAGTGAGCTTGAGGCACAGATTGCAGCAGATGAAAGTAACTGTCTTATGGATAATACCTATGTAGCAATATTTTCGGGCAGGTGACTATATGGAAAATAACTTAAATCCTCTGGATAGAATAATTGAATTTATATCCCCAAAATGGGGAGCTGAAAGACGTGGCTGGAGAGCTATGAACGCTTATGACGCAGGGCACTTTGACAGGGTGAATAATAACTGGCGCGTTTTTAATGAATCGGCTGAAATAACAGACCGTTACAGCAGGGATACGGTACGGGCAAGGGCAAGGGATTTAGAGCGTAATTCGGATATGATGAACGCTGTAATATCGGCCTTTAAGCGTAATGTTGTGGGCGGAGGTTATCACCTACAGGCAAAGACGAATAATGAAAGCCTTAACAATGAGCTTGAAGCACTGTGGAAGCGCTGGTGCAAAAAGCAAAATTGTGATGTTACAGGCACTCAGTCCTTCAGTCAGATTATAAGAATGTGTGTACAGCGTAAAAAGGTCGACGGCGGTATATTGATTGCAAAGCGGTACACCGAACAGGGCTTTATACCGTTTCAGCTGCAGATATTTGAGGTTGATGAACTGGATATATGCCAAAGTATGCCGAGATACAGCGGCAATAGGGTTGTAGGCGGAATTGAATATAACTCCTATAACCGTCCTGCGGGCTATTTTATAAGGCAGTATGATATTGACGGAATAACGGCAACAGAGCCTGTATGGATTGACGCTAAAAATATTATATTTTATTTCAGCAAGCGCAGACCCTCACAGGTAAGGGAAATGCCCGACATGTCTCCTACGATTACACGAATAAGGGATACAAACGAGTTTATGACAGCGGTATCCGTAAAGGAGCGAATTGCCGCTTGCCTTGCAGTATTTATAAAAAAGGTAAACCCAAATATGGGCAGAAATACGGCAAATAATCTGCAGCACACATACCACGGCAAAACAATAGCGCCCGGTATGATTAGGGAGCTTAATGCAGGTGATGAAATACAGGTTGTAAATCCATCGGGACAGGCTACAGACGCCACAAGCTACATAAAGCTGCAGCAAAGGCTTATGGGTGCAGGGCAGGGTATAAGCTATGAGGCAACAAGCAGGGATATGTCAGATACCAATTATTCCTCTGCACGCCAGGCGATAATTGAGGATGAAATGACGTATGCGGAGGAGTGCGAGCTGCTTATTGAGCTGCTTGATGAGGTTTATGAAACCTTTGTTATATCCTGTTATATTGCAGGGGCTATAGAGGTAAATGACTTTTGGGATAACAAGGCGGAATACCTTGAGCATACGTGGGTTAAAGCTCCTAAAAAGTGGATTGACCCATACAAAGAGGCAAACGCTAACAGGATTGCCATTGAAACCTGCCAAAAGACATTTAAGCAAATTGCAGCCGAAAACGGACAGGACTACAAGACGGTTATTGACGATATGGCGGAAGCTATTAATTATGCAAAGGAAAAAGGTATTGACTTAGGAGGTGTAATCTTTGACGGAAAATCAGACATTGAACAAAAGAACGAACTTGATTAGAGAGCTTGCGACAGGCTCAATAAGACAGGTTGAGGATAACGAAAGGCGGTTTATATTAAGCTTTTCCTCTGAGGAGCCTTATGAAAGATGGTTTGGAACCGAGATACTTGACCATGCGGAGGGTGCTGTTGATTTGACAAGGCTGAATGAGATAGGAGTTGTACTTTTTAACCATGACAGAAATAAGGTAACCGGTAAGATTATAAGGGCGTGGGTACAGGACAACAGGGGTCAGGCTGAGATTGAGTTTGATGCGGATGAATTTTCCGAAACCATATTTCAGAAGGTCAGAAATGGTACTCTTAAGGGAGTGTCCACAGGGTATACGGTTTCTGAGTGGGAAGAAATATCAGCTAATAAGAAATCCGCTGACGGCAGATTTACAGGACCTGCAAGCATAGCTAAAGAGTGGTGTCCTCATGAGATTTCCATAGTCAGTATACCGGCAGACCCAACAGTTGGAGTAGGACGTGATTTTTATGATAACCAAAGCTCTGAAAGAGGACTTGATTATTTTAAAAATATTATAACAATGAACAAAAACAAAATAGGAGGGTAAAAAATGAGGAAAAAGATACTTGCAAGACAGCAGGCGCTTTTAGAGCTTGCAAAGAACGAAAAGCGCGAGCTGACCGTACAGGAGCAGCAGGAGTTTGACGCTTTACAGAGATTGTTTGATGCTGATGAAGACGATGACGCTGCAGACCCAGAGAGTAACGGCGATTCGGGTGAAAGAAGTATGGACGAGGTGATTGCACTTGAAAGAGCGCGTATCAGTGAAATTAACAGCCTTTGCAGGGAGTTTGGCTTTGATGACAAGGCGGCAGGAGATTTTATTGATAATAATGTATCAGTTGAGGCAGTAAGAGCTAAGGTTATCGAAAAAATGAGAACTGATAACAAGCCTGTAGGTGCAAGAGCCGATATTGTTACTGACAGCCATGATAAATTTATCAAGGCGGCATCTGATGCGCTTATTATGCGCTCAGGTATTGAAATTGAAAAGCCTGCAGAGGGCGCAAGAGAGCTTAGAGGTATGTCCTTAAGGGATATGGCTATTGAAGCTTTAATGCTTGACGGTGAGCATGGCAGCTTAAACAGAATGAGCGGTGATGAGCTTTACAATATGTTACAGCGCCAGTTTTACAACCCGACAGCGGCATTCCCTGCAATGCTTGACAACACAGTAAATAAGGCTTATGTTGAGGGACACAAGACGGTTGCAGTAACCTTTGACCGGTGGACTAAGAAGGGCAGCCTTAAAGATTTTAAGGTACATGATAATAATTATGTATCGGGACCTGCAGGCGAGTTCCTTGAAGTACCTGAAGGCGGCGAGCTTAAGCATGACAGCTTTGAGGATAAGCAGAAGCCTACAAGAAAGCTTAGAACCTACGGCCGACAGTTTACGCTTACAAGACAGGCATTTATTAATGACGATATCGAGCTTGTAACAAAAATGCCGGCAAAGTATGCGGCGTCAGCACGTAAGACAATTAACAGGCAGGTTTATGAGATACTTGTAAATAATCCGGTTATCTATGACGGTACAAGCCTTTTCAACTCAGCCCATAACAATGTGCTTGCAACAGGTACAGGTATTACAATGGCAGCAATCCAGCAGATGATACTTGCATTGCAGACACAGAAGGACGAGTTTGGAAACTCAATTATTATAAGACCTGCAACGCTTATTGTGCCTGTTGGCTATGAGTTTGAAATGTATACATTATTTAACTCATTAACCATTAATACCGCAGGCAATACACAGGCTGTAAATCCTTTATATCAGTATAAGGACCAGATTAATATTGTGGCAGAGCCTACAATTAATGCGCTTTGCGGCGGTTTTGGCGAAACAATGCCATGGTACCTTTTGGGCAGTAAGGACGATACAGACTTTATCGAGGTTGACTATCTTAACGGTCAGGAGATACCTAATATCCGCAGAATGGAAGCGCCGGGTACACTTGGTTTTGTATGGGACGTTTACCTTGACTGGGGCGTAAGCGTAATGGACTACAGAGGTGCGGTAAAGAATCCGGGTATTAAGATTGACAGCCCATTATCATAAAAGGAGGTAAAATAATTATGAGTAAAGCGGTTTATATTCAGAAAGGCGAAAGCCTAGATTACAAGAATAACGGCACAGAAAAGATTGCCGCAGGTGATGTTGTATTAATTGGTACATTGCTTGGTGTTGCAGGCTGTGATATTGCGGTTGGGGAGGTTGGTTCTGTACACGTTACAGGCGTGTATAAGCTTGCGAAAACAAGCTCAAATGCAATCACTATGGGCACTGAGGTATATTATGATGGCACAGGCATTACAGAGGCTGCAGAGAGTAATACAAGGGTTGGTTATGCGGCTGCCGGTGCGGCGACGACCGACTCTGAAATACTTGTAAAGCTCATTGGTTAAAGGGGGATATACTATGAAAAAGCTGATTGCAAAAAGGAATATCCTTTATGACGGTAAGCAGTACAAGGCAGGAGAGGCACTGCCTGCATATAATGCGGAAATGGTTAAGCTTTGGCTTGGGTGCGATTCGGCTGCTTGGGATAACGGGGCTGAGCCTGAGGAGAACAAGCCTGACGCTGAAAGCAACGCAGGGGAGAACAAGCCGAAGACTGTGAGAAAAGCTAAAGCAAGCACCGAGTAACGGGGTGATGACTTATAAACTTTAAGGATATTGCAAAGCAGGATATAACAAATGTATTCCTTAACTTTGATGAGTTTGCTGCAAAGCATAATATTAACGGTAATGAGCTGCTGGCGGTGGTTGATGATGATTTAACTGCCGCAAGGAGCATAAGAGACGTCAATAATATTTATTACGGCAGCAGGCTTATGTATATTGCCACTGACAGTCTGGGCTTTAAGCCTGTAATCGGCGGTAATATAAAGGTTGACGGTATATTGTGTCAGATTAATGCTGTAACTGAAAGTATGGGGATATATGAAATTGTATTTGAAAAATACGGGGGCAAGTGATGTACATGTCGGCAAGGGATGTTAATATCAGCATTGATACAAGCGAGTTTGCAACTCAGTTTATGAAGCTAAAAAATGTTAAAAACGGCGCAAAAAAGGCTGTTACAAGAGGACTTAATACAGCAGCCTCCAAAATGAAAAGCAACGCAAAAAAAGCAATTAAGGATGAATATTTGATAACAAAAATGTCATCCGTTACAAAGAGCTTTATGGTGGACAGAGCTTCATATTCCGATATGTCGGCAGCTTTTAAGTCAAACGGCAGACCTGTTGCGCTTACGTATTTTGTGTACAGTCGCAACCGTTTTCCCGGGGTAAAGGGTACGCCAACGGCATTTGCCGTAGCAAAGAGAAGAGGAGGCGGTTATACGGGCGGTTTTGTTGCTAAGACAAGAAGCGGACACACAGGTATTTTTAAACGCGTTAAGAAAACCGATAAGGACTATGACGAGATGCGCGCACGGAGTAAAATGGCTGAAATATACCCGACGCGCTATCCGATAAGGCAGCTGTACGGACCAAGCGCAACAGAAATGCTTAACAACGAAGGTGTAAGAAAAGACACATCCGAAACGGCAATAACCGAGTTTAATAAGGAGTTTAACCGTCAGGTGGATTATTTGTTTAAAGGAGGAAAGTAATGACAGCGAATAAAGCGGAAGAAATAATGCAGCGTTTCCTTACAGAAAGGGTGGCAAATGCAACAGAGCTTAAAAAGCTGATTATTAACCCTGACGGAAGTGCAGAGGAGATATATGTACACCCTACGGTTTACAGGGGCTTTATAATACCTGACAGCGCCGAAAATACAGTATACAACGCCTATCCTTTTATATGCGTAAGGGTTATTAAAATGTTTAACGGCAGCGGTATACGTACTATGACGGGTGCTGATAATCTGCGTGAAAAGCGTGCTTTTATGACCATAAGAATTGACTTTGGCACATACTGTCAGGGCATTGATGACAATATGAAGCAAATAAATGACGGCAGCGGACATACTGACCTGTGGAGCCTTATGGAAAAGACAAGGCAAGCCTTGTTTAAGGATATGATTATTGGAGGTAAGCTGTCTGTACAGTATGGCAACTTTGAGGCTAATATTGTTGAGGAAAGTCCTTATCCGTACTGGAACGGCTATGCACTTGTTAATGTGGAGATTAATCCTGTTGAGCCTGAGGTGTTTGACTGCTTTGAGGAAATGATAAATGGTTTTTAGGAGTTAAACAAATACTTATTTAGGGAGGTAGAAAAAATGGCAAGAGTAAGAGAGCCTATTACAAAGGCAGAGCCTAAAACGGTTGTGTACCTTGGTATATCAGTACCAGGTACAGCATTAAGCCATGGCAATATTTACAATAACGGGTATCCTGATACGATTAAAAATCTTATGGAAACTATGCCCGAAATTAAGCCTCTTATGATAGAGGTTGGCAAAGTTATTGATTTTAAAAAAGAATTAGCTGTAAAGGGCAGTTATGCACATACTCTTTACACAAGGCTTGCAAAAAGAGTAAAAGGAGGTAAGTGATAAATGGCATATAAGCATGGAATTTATGTAAATGAAGCAGCTACAAGTATTACACCCACAATTGAGGTTGATACACCTGCGGTTGCGATAGTAACGGCACCTGTACACCTTGCGGAAAACCCAAAGGTGAATGAAACTGTACTGTGCTATACCAGAGAGGAAGCCGTTGAGGCTATGGGCTACAGTGCAACAGAGGATATATGGGACAGCTTTACTGCGCCGCAGGTTATTTACAGTCAGTTTGATTTATACGGTGTGAAGCCTGTTATACTTATTAATGTGCTTGACCCTGAAAAGCCCGTAACTGAAAAGAGCGATGTATCAATTGCAGTTACGTCAGGCAAAAGCGAGTATGAGCTGGAAGGCTTTGTGCTGCTTGATACAGTAACAGTAACTGACCTTACAGCGGATACGGATTACAGTGTTGCATTTAATGATGAGGGAAAGGCTGTGCTTACCCTTGTAAGTGATACTGCAAAGACAAAGGAAAGCATTACTGCAAGCTATAAGGTGCTTGACCCTGCAAAAGTAACAAGCAGTGATGTTATTGGCGGTTATGACAGCGCCACAGGAAAAAACAAGGGTATTTCTCTTATTGATGAAATATTCCCCCGTTTCAGAATGGTACCAAGCTGTGTAGCTGCTCCTGGCTTTACCAGCGATTCGGAAGTGGCTACTATTCTTGAAACCAAGACGGAGCTTATCTGTGGTTTGTTCAGAACGGTAGTTATTAACGATTTACCTACTGTGAACAATGGTACTAAGATTAAGTATACTGACCTGCCTGCATATAAGCTTGAAAAGGGCTATACAGGTGAAAGAATGATAAATTGCTGGCCTATGCTGACTTATGGTGATAAGAAGTTTTACTATTCAACGCAGATGCTTGCTGTTATTGGCAAAACTGATTATGAAAATGATGGCACACCATCACAGAGCCCATCTAATCAGGATATTTATGCCGAGGGCATTATTTATGATGACGGCACAGAGGCTGTTATTAATTATGACCAGGCTGCTTATCTTAACGGACAGGGTATAGTTACGGCTATTAACGGCCCTAACGGCTGGACAACCTGGGGCAACAGAACAGGGGCATACCCTGAAAATGCTGATATTAAGGACAACTTTATTTCTGTAAAGAGAATGTTCCTTTGGATTGCGAATAATATCATAATTAATAATTGGGGTAGGATTGACCAGAAAATGATACCGCGTATCATTAATTCAATAATTGATGATACAAATGCTTGGCTCAATGGTTTAACAAGCAGAGAGCATATTTTGGGCGGTACACTTTCTTTCAATCAAGACGAAAATTCCACCCTTGACCTTATGGACGGTAAGCTTACATTCCGCTTAAAGGTTGCTCCTCCACCTCCAATGCGTGAGATTGATGAGATTATTGAGTATGATACAAGCTATTTAAGCACATTATTTGGCGGCTGAAAGGGGGATATAAAAAATGATACCTGATAAAAATTTAGCTTTCAGAATTTACGGTACAGACGATAAGGTTTTAAAAGGCGTTGCCACTATTGATTTACCTGACATTACAATGGTAACCAACACTGTAAGCGGTGGCGGCATTGCAGGTGAAATTGACAGCCCTGCACTGGGACAGGTGCAGAGTATGGAGGTGGGCATTAACTGGCAGAACCTGTGCGATGATTCCGTTAAGACAATAAAGGGTACTGTACAGAAGTTTACCGGCTATGTTGTAAGACAGGAATATGATGAAACAGACGGTGAGCTTAACACAAGCGGACTTAAAATTGCTATGCGCGGACACTGCAAGAGCTTTTCACCCGGCAAGCTTGAGCAGGGCACAGGCAGTGACGGCAGCAGCAAGTTTGAGCTTACATACCTTAAGATTTATAATGACAGCAAGGTAATTATTGAAATTGACAAGCTGAATTATAAGTTTGTTACTGATGGTGAAGACCAGCTTGCAAGTGTAAGAAAGATGCTTGGCTGGGTATAACGGAAGGAGATAGCTATATGAGCAGATATGTATTAAAAAGACCTGTTACCTTTGACGGCAGAGAGATTAAGGCAATTGACCTTAACCTTGACGACCTGGGATATAAGGATTTATGCAGAGCCGAAAAAGAAGCTAGGCTTATGTGCGGCAGAAAGGAAAGGTTGAGTATGCCTAAGGAGCTTGACAGCAAGTATACAAGCTGTCTGCTTGCTATTGCGGCAGGTGAGCCTGTTGAACTTATCCAAAGCCTTAAGGCGGTTGACTTTACAGCAATTAATATGCAGATGTCAGATTTTTTGCTGGGTGGGGAATGGGACGAGGATACCGAGGAAACGGAGGAGAATACTACCCCAACGAAGAAGACCTCAAAAGCGGAGATTGCGAACAAAGTGTAATTGACGAGAGTATTATGGTGCTTGCTATGGAAACCAATACAAGTATTTCTTACTATGAAAACTGTACGTTTGGCGAGCTTGACAAGCATATTGCAACCTTTAATGCCATAGCTGAAAAAAGAGCGGAGGCAGCGAAAAGAAAAGTGAAATAACATTGATTTAAAATCCCTCTTGTGTTATTATAAAATAAAAATGCAAGGGGGATTTATTATGTACAAAATTTTAAAATACTTAGGCGTAGTTTATATTGTAGCCGCGATTATAACAGGCTTTTATCTGTTTTCGATTTCGGGAGAGTTTAACAGTAGCGTAATAATTGTTGCAGGAATTGGGGTAATTGTGCAAGGATTGATTGTCGGACTTATTGCTATATGTGTATCAAATTATGCTGAAATGTTAGAGGATATTGATAATAAATTATTTGACTTAAAAGTTATTGGAAAAGATGCTCGTAACTTGATTTTAGGCAAATTAAATAATAAGTAATTTTGAATATAATGATATAGTAAACAAACACAAGACAAACAGGACAAGGACGATAAAGAAAAACCTAAAATATTAACTACATATCTATTGATAAAAAGCACTTACATATTGTAGGTGCTTTTTTATTGCTTGAAAGTTAATAGTTTTTAATAGCAAATAGTACGAAATAATACTTTTTTAAATGTTATTATATTAATAATAGAATAAGCATATCGAAAGGAGGTTGAGGTATGGCAAGCTCAAAAATATACGACATAGCTTTCAGGCTTAATGGCAAGCTTAACAGCAGTTATAATAGTACTTTTGCAAGAGCTGAGTCCATTGCGGAAAGTTCAACAAGAAAAATTAAAAACGTTATATTGGGCTTAGGATCAATGGTTATTTCAACTGCTGCAATAAAGGATTTTGTTGACACCTATAAGGAATATCAGCAGGAGATTTACAATGTAGCTGCTACATCTGGTATTGATATAGGCAGTGAGGATTATGAAAGACTTAATGAGGCGGCTCTTGCAGCAGGTAAGGCTACTACTAAAACAGCTACGGAAGCAGCGCAGGCCTTAAATTACATGGCTTTAGCAGGTTGGAGTGTGGAGGACAGCATAAAAGGCTTAATGCCTATATTAAGACTTTCCGAAGCAACACAGGCCGACCTTGCGACAACCTCCGACCTTGTGACGGACAGTATGGCCGCCATGGGGCTGGGCGTTGAGGATATGACAAAATACCTCGATATGGCTGAAATGGCAAACAACAAAAGTAACCAGACGGCACTGGAGATGATGACGGCTGTTATTAAAACAGGCGGTATCGCAAAGACCCTTGGCATTGATATGTATGACTTAGGTACTGCACTCGGTATACTTGCAGATAACGGTGTAAAGGCGGAGGAAGCGGGTACAGCAATGAACTCCATACTCGTAAGAATATCGAGCAATGAATCAGCTATAAGCGCTATGGAAAAGCTTGGTATAAGCGCCTATGACGCACAGGGTAATTTTAGGAACCTTGAGGATATACTCATTGACATCAATAATGCCACAAAGGGAATGTCTGATGATGAAAAAATGTTATACTTAACAGATATTTCCGGAACGAGATATGCGTCCAAGGTAATGTATTTGCTTGACTCTGTAGAAGCGGGAGCAAACGGCGCCGCCAGCGCATGGGAGGAGCTGAACGGCAATCTGCATAACTCGGAGGGTGCACTTGACCGAGCCGCAGACAAAATGAACAGCTCCCTCAGCGCAAGGCTAAAGCTGCTGCAATCCGCATGGGATGATTTTAAGATAAACGTTGTATCGGAGGCGGAGCCTGTGCTGTCGGGCTGGGTGAGTAGCCTTGCCGACAAGCTCCCAAGTATGACCGAGAGTACTGTGCAGTTTATTAATGGATTCAGTGAAACCTCAGGCAATTTATGGGATAAGGGCAAAGCCTTATTTGAATGGGCAGTTAAAAACAAAGATACCTTAGGCGCAGTATTTGCAGGCATAGGCTCGGCGATGGTTATATTTAAGGGTGCAAAGGGACTTAACAACACCGCAAACGGAATTTTAGCCGTAATCGATGCTGTGAAGGGAATTAAGTCAGCAAGAAACTTAGCCGGAATAGGCGAGGTGATTGCCTCTATAGGCGCTGTAGCTTTATCACACCCTGTTATAGCAGGACTGACGCTTGCCGCTGGCGCTATAGGAGGTATTGCCTACGCTGTACATAAGGCAAATAAGGAACTTGCTGAAGCAAGCCTTGCAGAACATTTTGGGGACATTGCTCTTAGTATGAGCGAGGTACGGGACCTTGCCGATAGTATGTTTACAGGCAGAGGCTTTACTGTAATACAGGATGTTGCAGATGCTCTTGATGAGGCAAATGAAAAATTTGAAGAGTTTCAACGGACAGGTAAGGAGCTTGATAAGTTAAACTTTAAAGTAAAAGTAGGTTTACAGCTGACCGAAACAGAAATTGAAAGCTACAAGGGACTGATAGAGGACTTTGTAGAACAGGCGCAGTCTGTTATAGACCAACAGCATTATGCCGTATCCCTGTCGGTAAAAGAGTTCGTTGCAGAAGACAGTAATATTGCCGAAAGACTTAATCAATTTTATATCAATACGGATTCAGAGGTAAGCAAGCTGGGACAGGAGCTCGCGTCTAAGGTTAACGATGCTTTTGCCGATAATGTTTTAGACCCTAAGGAAGCGCTTGATATTGAGCAGACCAAAAACCGCATTAATGAAATTATAACGGAGCTTAATGCAATTGACTTTGAATCACAAATGGAAGCTCTTGCTATGAGGTTGAGCGGAAAGGAGCTTACACCTGAAACATACGAAAACCTTATAAGCGAGGGAATGCTGCGTGCAGAGGAATACGAGGATAACGCACAGCAGGCGTTGGCGCAGCAATTAAATGCTTATAAGATTATGCTTAAAAAAGGAGATATTACTTATAGCTCATACGTAGCAGAGGTTGAGCAGCTTAAAAGCGGCTATCTTAACGATGTAAACTTTGCAAAGGCTCAGGTGTACGAGCTTGCTAATAATACGCTTAAGGACACAGGTATTCTCTCCGATATGCACAACTTTGCTTTTAGCTTAAATCTCTCTGAGGAGGGTTCGATTCTTACGGCAGTTGAAGGTCTTGAAAATTATCTTAATAAAGAGCTTACTGGTGATTTCAGAGAGGCATATGCGCAGGCTTTTGATAAGGATTTACTTATAAGCTTTGCGGGGCAGGCGGAAAAGTACATTGAGGAGGGAAAGAGTATACCTCAAAATATTTTAGAGGGTATACGCATTCAAATTGAAAACGGTACCATTGCAGGAGATGTGGAGACTATGACATGGTACCTGTACGCTCGTACACATGGCTACAATGCGCTTTTAGAGGATAAGTATATTACCGAGGGTCAGAACATACCTGACAAGCTTGCACAGGGTGTAGAAAATGGCGCCCCTGACGCAGCATCAAGAATACAATCTGCAACAGGTGAGATAATAAACCCCATACAGGCATACCTGAATAATCACCCGTTAACAATAAAATTTAATACAAACCTAAGCAGAATTAAGGAGTCTTTAAGTCTTAGCAATAAAGGCTCTGCAGGCAACACTGAAAGCGTATTTGGAAAACTGGCAGGCTTTGCAAGAGGTACAAATTATACCCCTGATACCTTTATTGCCGGTGAGAGAGGTCCGGAGCTTATTACCGACAGCAAGGGCTACAGAGTATATGACGCCCTTGAAACAGGCAACATATACGACAATGCTGCAAGGCTTTGGGAGCTTATTACCGACCGCGGAGAGGAAAGCCGCTCCTTAGCTGTAAGCAGGCAGATAAGCAAAGAGGGAGTAAGCAGTAATACAGAGATTAATTTCAGCTTTACAATGCCTGCAATAACCATAAACGGCAATGTTGATGACAATACCCAGCAGCAGTTTAAAGCAATGCTTGACCAGTATAAGCTTGAAATTGAACGCGCTGTTATGCAGAAGCTTGAATATGAGGCGGACAGGAAACGGAGGGTATCCAATGAGTAAGTACAGAAGTGTTCAGGGCGATATGTGGGATAATATCGCCTACAAGGTTTATGGCGATGAAACACAAATGCACAGGCTTATTGAGGCTAATATCAAATACAGAGATATACAGGTATTCCCTGCCGGAATTGAGCTTGATATACCTGATTTGGAGACTGAGGAGGAAACACTTATAGCTCAGAGCGTACCTGTGTGGAGGTGAGTATATGCAGGCAAGACGTGTAATACCAAGGGTTATATTTAAGAACAGGAATATATCGGAAATAATCAGCTCTATTACATACGCTGATACGGAAGATATTACCGATGATGTATCACTTACAGTGGTTGACCCCGCTATGGTTTTCACAAATGATTTGTTTCCAAAGGTAGGCGATGCACTGAATATTGGTATAAAGATTGTAAACTGGCCTACAGAAGGTAAAAACGATTACATTAAATTAGGCAGCTTTGAGGTTGATGATTTTACACAGCAGAACACCTTTACAATTAATGCAGTATCTGTACCCATAACAGGCTCGGCACGCAGCGAAAAGAAGTATCGCACTTGGGAGAATATACGTCTTAGTTTTATATTAAAGGATATTGCTGAAAATGCAGGGTTAGGTTACATATACGATAGCAGTTTTGACCCTCTTTATGACAAGCAGGAGCAAAGCAATGAAAGTGACCTGGAATTTTTATCTGGACTTGCAAGTGATGATGGAATGGCAATCAAAATTAGCAATGGTAAGCTTGTTATTTTCGATAAAGAAAAATATGACAACCAAGCGGCTGTCGGTAAAATCATAAGAGGACAGACTAATCTTACAGCAGAGCCAAGCTTTAAATGCTCTGCAAAGGATATATATTCAAGCTGTGAAATTACCTTTACTGACAGCAAAACCGATAATACCTATAGCGGCAGCTTTGTAGCACCTGTACCTTTAGGTGTAAACCGAATACTGCGCAAAAGAGAAAGCTACAACTCGCAAAGTGAAGATATAAACTTTAAGCGAAAAGCAAAGTGCGCTCTTAGAGAACAGAACGAAAATCAATGGACTGCAACAGTTGAGATTATAGGCAACTACTATTACTATGCAGGTACAAATATTGAGCTGTGCGGCTGGGGAAACTGGGACGGAAAATACCACATAACTCAGGCGCAGCACAACATATCAAGCAATGGATTTACCACAAAATTAAGCCTAAGACGGTGTTTGGAGGGGTATTAATGAGCAGTAAAAACGAAAGGATATTAGCGGAAATGGTGCGTATAGGCAAGGTTGCTAGTGTAGATGATAAAGGCTGTGCAAGAGTAATTTTTGAGGACAGAAATAATCTGATGTCTGACTTTCTGCCTGTGGTTTCCTCCTCTGCAGGCGGAAGCGTAGCCCGATATACACCGGAAATTAACGACAGGGTACTTTGTTTATACGCCCCGATGCTTAATAAGGGTGTCGGTCAGGGCTTTATACTCGGCACATTCGGCAAATATCCTTCTGATGATGACGGAGGTGAAAATGAATGATTGGTGCTATAGGCTGTAAGGAAATGGGCGATGTTATTATGTTTGAGGTGTCAGACGATAAAATCTTTACAATTTCCAATTTCAGCAGAAGCAATAGTGTAAATTATGCAGATACACAGGTATTGCAGAAAAAGCCTATAAGCCAGTATGTAGGTGAATCTCTTGACGAAATAACTTTTAAAATAAAGCTTAAAGATTATTTCGGAGTGGACCCCAGAACAGAAATGAACAAGCTTATATACATACAGCGTGATGGTACAGTAATAAGCTTTGTGCTTGACGGTAAGGGGTTCGGGCGGTACAGGTGGACAATAAGGGATTTAAAAATGGATTTTTCTGAGATTGACGGAAAAGGTGTTTATCACTGCGTTGATTTAACCATTACCCTTAAAGAGTATGCAAGAGGAAGCGAGGGATTAAAGAGTGCTAGTAGATACAGGTGAAAAAACAGCAGATATTGACTTTGCTCCTAAAACAACGGCAGAGGAAGTGATACAGAACATAAGAACGTTATTATCTACATTTAAAGGACAAGTACCCCTTGACAGAGGCTTTGGCTTGTCTGTAAGTGTTATGGATTTACCTGTAAGACGTGCCATGTCTAAACTGCAGATTGAGATACTGGAGAGCATACAGGACTATGAGCCAAGAGCAATAGTGCGGTCAATAAATTTTAAGACGGACAGAGTAAGCGAGGGTATATTGATACCAGTAGTGGAGGTGGATATTGATGAGCAGGAATAGTAATTACAGTGATGTAACCTTTGTTGAAACCGACAGTCAAACAATACTTACAGAGTTAATAAGTAAGTATGAGGAAATGACAGGACGTACTCTTTATCCTGCTGACCCTATAAGGCTGTTTATAAACTGGGTAGCGGCTGTTATTATCCAACAGAGGGTAAATATAAACGATGCTGCAAGGCAGAATGTGCCCAGGTATGCCGAGGGTTCATATCTTGACAGTTTAGCGGAATTATTTTTTAACATAAAGAGAAATGAGGGTCTGCCTGCAACTGTAGAAATGAAGTTTGAAATATCACAGCCGCAGGCTGATGATGTGGTGATTGAGGCTGGAACAAGGGTAAAGGCAAATGATGATATTATGTTTGCTACAGATGAAACAGCTACAATTACTGAGGGCAACACGTACACTTGCGTAACAGCAACCGCTGTTGAGACAGGAGCTGTTTACAATGGATTTGAGGTAGGGCAGATAAATAAGCTTGTTGACCCTTATCCATATTACAGTAAGGTAAGCAATATTACAGTAAGCGGTGGAGGTGTTGATATTGAGGATGATGATAGTTTTTATAAAAGCATGAGGGAAAGCCTTGAGGGGTACTCCACAGCAGGTGCAATAGGCGGTTATAAGTTTTATGCGATGCGTGCAGATGAGAGGATTGCAGATATTGCAGTAAGCTCTCCGTCTGCAGGTAATGTAAGTGTTAAGGTATTGCTTAAGGGTGGTGTGCTACCTAGTGATGATGTAATCAGCAAGGTATTATCTGCTGTAAATGCTGATGATGTAAGACCACTGACTGATAATGTATTAGTATCTGCCGCAGACAGCTACAGCTACAATATTGATATAAGCTATTATATAGCCTCACCTAACGCTGATAGTATAAGTATTATAAAGACGGCTGTCGAAAATGCCGTTAATGATTATATACAATGGCAGAGTGAAAAAATGGGGAGAGACGTTAATCCGAGTGAGCTTATAAGCCTAGTTATGAAGGCAGGAGCTAAAAGGGTTGTTGTAAATGAGCCTGCTTACACGAAAATGGCAAAGGGTATGGTTGCTTTGCTTGAAAGTAAGACTATAACCTATGGGGGTGTAGAGGATGAATAATATAACAAGTATTGATATTAATTCTCTCCCTAACAGCTTACAGGGCTATGAAAGTATTAAGATGTTGGGACAGATAATAGCCGGTTATCTTAATAACATATCCGAAGAAATAGACAAGACAATAATATTTCCGCGGATAGACGAATTAAGCGAAGAGCTGCTTGACGTGCTTGCTTATGACCTACATATTGACTGGTATGATTACAGCTACAGTATTGAGCAGAAAAGAAATGTTATAAAGACAAGCATAAATGTACATAGGAAATTAGGTACAAAGTATGCTGTTGAAACTGCTTTAAGGGCGGCATATCCTGATAGTAAAGTTGTACCATGGTTTGAAAACGGTGGAGCCCCTTACAGTTTTGAGGTAATTTTGAACATATCTGATTCAGGTGAATCTGTGAGATTTGATGAGGTTGGTAATATTGTTAACTACTATAAATCGTTAAGAGATAATGTTAGTAAAACTGAATTTATAACCAAAAGGTTTCAAAATATGTACTGTGGAATAGCCATCGTGCCAAGCAAAATTGAGGTTTTAAACCTTGAGTACGAGAATATAAGTACAGGCATCATAGAAGATGTTAATATTGGTACGCACCTTACAGGCATTCGCAGAGAGGTTATGGACTGTGAGGTTATAACTCCTGTATCGGCAGGGGGTGATATTGTAGGTTCAATACTTGTATATGGTATTACGGATAACGGCATTGCAGGGTATATTAAGCCCGAAATACAGGAAACATACGTTACAATATGCAGGGGCGGCTCCCAGCGGTTTACTGTGCAGGAGGTCATTTCGGACAGCGTTATTTGGAGTGTTGCGGGGAATACGGATAGCGCAACTGCTATTGATGAAAACGGTTTTTTGAATGTGGGCGAAAATGAAGAGAGCACAAGTCTTACGGTTACTGCGACAACAGTTGACGGTGTGGCAAGCTGCAGCGTAAGTGCGGCGGTTGATTTAAGCGTTACAGTTTTAAGGCTTTTCGACAGCGGCGAGCTGGATATTTGCCCAATGTCGGGAATGGTTATAACACAGAAGCAGTCCAACGGTACGGATTACGAAATAACGGACAGGATTTACCGCATACGCACCGCCGTCACTAATGCTTCAACCGATATCAAGGTTCCGTTTACCCGCAATTTAACAGGCTATTCAAAGCTTTGTTTTAACGGCGGATTTTTAACGGCTTACGGCAGTCAATATGACATTCTTTCGGTAGGCTTATATGACAGCAGCGATTCAGCCACAACTCTTACAATCCACAGTGGATACGGCAGTTTTGAACTGGAAATTGACCAGACAAAAGAGTATTCGGCACTAATGATAGGAAGCTGCTACGGCGAAATTGAGATTACAAAAATATGGCTTGAGCCGTAAACAGGAGGGATAAATATGGATTACAGTGACTACGTGAAAATCTATGACGTATACACCAGTGCAGGTATTGCAGCTGAGGATACACGTGCAACACAGGTAGCGAAAATAGCGGATTGGATAAATACTGATTTTAGTGATGTTGTAACTGCCGAAACAGAGGACGACTTAAGGGTAAGGGTTATTGACAACAAGGTGCGTGCAGGCTTCGGCTGGGGCGGCACTTCAGAAGCACAATGCTTCAGGTACAAGTATGTTTCAGCTACCGCAAGCACTTATACATCGAATTCTGATTACGCCTACATGACATACCCTATTGAAAGCCTTAGACTTTTTGTATGTAGAACAGATGATATCTTTGTAATGGACTTTGTACACCAAAACAATACATCATACGCTATGGCTAATACTCCTTGTTATATGCGTTTTTCGACTGATGAGGGGAAATGCATAGCCTTAGAGGGTGTTGTGACTAGTAGCGGTAACGGCGCAAGCATCTACACTATAGCGGAAAACCAGATGGCATATAATTCCTCACTCTACAGTTCTAGTTATGGTATTAATAATACAGGGCTTAAAAAAACACTGCTTACACGCTTTACGCCATACTACGAAAATGTAGTTGCGGACGGGGTGTATATAATGAAGGGCGCAATCCCTGAAACAATGTCAATATTTGAGCTGAACGGGGTAAAGTATCTTTCATTGGAGATTGCTAATTACAACAATGGACAACCCGTATATTTTGCACTTAAGCTTTAAGAAAAGGGAGGAATAATTATGAACAGATGGAAAAGTGTAGTAACTGACTTAGGATTAAACCTATTAAGTAACGTGACGGACAGCAGGGCAATAAATATTGTTGCCGTAAAGTGCGGCACAGGAAAAGCAACTGAGAGCGAGCTTGCAGATCAGAAGGATATTACAGAGTATAAGTGCGATTTGCAGATTACATCAAGTAGCCAGACAAATGAAACAAATTATCAGATTACGGCAAGGCTTACCAATGATAATGTGTCGGAAAGCTTTAACCTTACACAGGTGGGAGTATATGCAACCTTAGGCGACAGTCAGACTCAGGTGATTTTTATGCTGATGCAATGCACTGATGACGGTGATGTAATACCTGCCGGCACATTAAGTAAGGGTTTTACTGCTACATATCAGATTAATATTGCGTTCAGCAACACTGAAAACGTAAATGTTGCGGTTACGCCTATTGTGGAGGGTCTTGCTGATGTAGCCACCAGTGGCAGCTATAACGACCTTAAGGACACGCCTAAGATTTCAACTGTGGCTGTCAGCGGAAATTATAATGATTTGGAAGACAAGCCGTCCTACAATGATTTGGATTACAGACCTTTTAGGGTTTCATCTACGGCAACAGAGCTTAACGCAGCATTAAGTGCACTTGGGGACAGCGGCGGTATTGTATTTTTAATGCCAGGGACATACGATTTTACGGGGGCAAATCTGTCTATAGGTAAAAATAATGCCATGATAATTGGGTCAGGAGCAGGTACCGTAATTAAACTTGGCGGCAGTACAAATATAAATATATTGGGAAATAATGTTACATTAAAAAATATTACGATTATCAGAGAGGATACAAGCAGCAAGGAGTTTGTTTTGTTGGACTCGGACGGCAGCCATACCGCAAAAGGGTTTGAGCTTGAGGGTGTCTGTGTGGATTGTCCAAATGCTTCAAATGGAATTATCAGGGTAACAAGCAATGCGGCAACGGCAACAAGATTTATAAGCTGTACACTAAGCTCGGACGCAGGCAAATTTATTCTTAATCAGGGCACTATAAGCGGTATTGTCAATAACTGTATTGCATCGGATAATATGACGGTACCCGGTACAATTGTTATTGGTACTAATTTTCAGATAACAGCGGAGGTTTAAATATGACGGATATTAATAATTACGAACCAACAACGGGCAGGATTATTGCCGAGGACGGCAAAACCGCAAATGTTGTGGATTTGCTTGGCGGCGGCACTGCGGTAGGGACTCAAACCTACAACATTAACCAGTATGCGCCTAGAACAGGCAGGGTTATAGGAGAGGATGGCAAGCTGTACAATATTGTGGAATTGCTGGGAAATGTAGGCAGTTCTGTAACAACGCCTACCATTATAACAGCCGCAGAAACCACAGCAACAATACCTCCTAATACAGTCTATGAGTACGGTGAGGTCTCGGAGCTAAACCTCACTCTTTCCGATGATATAGGTAGCTATGAGGGGGTTTTTGAAAGTGGAGAAACGCCTACAGTATTATCCATCACCAGCACAAAACAGCTATTATGGCATAACGAACCTACTGTTCTTGCAAGTAAGGTTTATACATTAGCCATAGAGGTTGGTACCACATACGCAAGGGCGGTGTTGAGCTATGCGGAGTAGTTACAGAGATTTAATAAAGCTGTATGCCGACAGGGAGTATACAGGCAATATAATAGCCCTAAGTAATGTTAGCCACAGTCGAATAAGAGAGTGTGAGGTTATGGGACAAACTATAGAAGTCGGTGAGGGAGAGAAAGCCCCAGATAATCCGTTTCAGCTTGTAGGGTGTGCAAATCCTGTATTAAAAATTGGCGAACAATCAATGACAATCCCTTATACCCTTAATGGTATACCTGTTACATCAGGCGGTAATTATACCGATGCAAGCGGTCAGCAATGGGTGTGTGATACATATAATCCACTAACAGGGAGGTATGCGCAGAGGACATATCTGAAATTGTTCAATGCTAACGATACATGGAGATCACCTGCTGCTGATGATGTCAATGCAGTATTTGCCTATACTTTTCCTAATCTTGAGATTGATTACAGTTATAACCTAGTATGTAATATAATTAAGTATAGGGGCATTGTAGGTGGCTATGCAGCTGCACTGAAATTAGGCGTAGGATTATATAAGTGGAGTGCTGGTGGAACAGAATACCTATATTTTGTAGTACCTATTACCATTGCCAGTACACTGGATG